ATACCTCTAAGAATACTCATAAAGTGTTTGATGCCTTCTTTCTCTACACTCTTCTGCAAGTCACTCTGGAAGAAATCACCACAGAACATAATCTTTGAATCCATACCGACACGAGTAATGATTGTGTCTAGTTCATGGAAGTTTAGATTCTGTGCCTCATCTACAATGATGATTGCATTATCTAATGTTATACCACGCAAAAAGGAAGTTGTCAAGAACATTAGTGAACCTTGGTTCTTTAATCTGTCATACAACATAGCAAATGCTTGTTCGTTAGGTTGTTCAAACATGAACTTCACCATATTCTGGTAAGGTACTTGGAACAACGCTGTCTTATCTTCCTCATCGCCTGGCAAGAAACCAATCTCACGAGTTGGTACTGCACTTCTCACAATGTACACTGTATCGTATTTTGATTCGTTCCTAAGAACCTCTTCTAGTGCCATATACAACGTGATAAAGGTTTTACCTGTACCAGCGGCACCGTATAGAAAAAGGTTCTTGCCAAGTTTGTAATCAGCAAATGCTTTCTTTTGGTTGTCTGTCACTGCACTGACAGATACCATATTGTCAATGCGAATATCTTTTGCTTTTGCCATTATTTACTTCTCCACTTCTTACGATGCTTTTCAACAATTGCATCAGTCTTTACTTGTTTAATACTTTTCTTACCGTACCTGTCTGCAAGTGGACTGCCTGGATGCGCCTCTGCTGCTTTGGAGAATACCTCATCCAAACCACCGCCTGGTTTTACACCACCGCTACCAAGTCCACCCACAATATGAGGTGCAGTAATAACTCTTGTTAAGTTGGGATTGTCTTTTACAAACTGGTCTAAGTCCTTCCAACTCATCATATGAGTTGTTACCTCACCAGTTTTTTTATCTTCAAAATCATAATTTGGCATATTATTCCTGTATATTCAATTGTTTTCTCAATGTCTCATTCTCTTTAACGAGTTCTGTATTTCTATTTAGTACACTGTAGTACGCCTGTGTATGTTCGTGAGCATCCCATTTCAACAGTTCTATTTCTTTTTTGAGTTGTCCAATCTCTGCTCGTAGAGATGGATTCTCATAGTTCCAATAGTCTGATTTTGCTTTGCTTCCGTCATATTCATGCGACATTATTTACCTCATACCAGAAAGGAGCACCTCTCTTCTTCCATTTTGCAAGATGTTGCTTATACTTTATATAGTAGTCCTTGTAACTCTTGATTGACGATGGATTCTTTACGTCATCAGGCATTGCTGGATATGGTTCGCAGAAACCAGAATCATACATATGTTTTGGTGCATCTGCAAGAACCTCATGCAGTTTGCGAAAACTCTCATGTGGCACATTCTTTTCGTATCTCCACATGAACTCTGTATTTAGTTCAGTCCACATATCATACAACCACCTGTAGTTCTGTTTTGACTTACGAGTCCAGATACCACTAGGATGGTTGATATGAGATGCTTTGTATAGAGTTGTTTCCATAACATCATCATCTAAACGCCACCGTTTGATACGTCTACCATTCTTTGTTCTGTCATAGTATTCTGTACCATCAAGCACACGATGTGCAGTAGACATCAATTGAGCGTACTCAATAATCATCTTACTGCAATGACTGTCATTGTGCATCTGGGCACAAACCCTTGCATCGTTGTTTAGATAGAAAATGTTCATTCTGCAATCTCCCACCGATAGAAGATATGATCTTCAATCTCTATCGTTTTAGTTTTAGTCTTTGCCCACGCTGGTGATACATAATCTGCATGATAATGTGTTGCACCTTGTGTGACATCCATTACCTTTATTGTACCATCAACTAACCCCAATGTAAAGACAAAAATATCATCAAATGTTGTCATGTCGTGGATACGATCTGATTTACCATCACAATACCAACTGAACTGACAGCGGTGACGTACAGGAATTATTTCACCTGTACCCTTCCAACTAGGACGATGAGGCCCTTCACGAACCACCTCACATATAGTATTTGGAAAACGTGTGTCTGCGACACGATTCATTGTCACAGACATCACTGCCATTTGTCCAGCGGCGGGTTGGTTTCGTGCCTCGTGATATACATTCTCTGCGAGACAATACGCCTGATCAGTCTGCCAAGCATCCAGAGTTTGATCTGGGATGTCGGCAGATGCTGGTGAGATAGACGTAATAAACGAAACGAGTAGTTCTTTTAGCATTACTGTGAAAGTACTTTCATGTTGTTTTCTGATTCGATAGCATCATTCTCATGTTGCTCGTTGACTGATTCATCAAGTTCTTTCCATGCACTGGTAGAACGAATCTTTGACAGAAGCATCCTGTCCTTACGGAGTCGGTTCATAATAATCTTGTTTGCTTCCTTATCGGAATACTCTAAGAGTACATATGCACGATACTTAGGCCCGTTTGAAACAACTTCTGTTTCCGACACTTTGTATCCAGCAACGTCCACATCTGCAATGATGTTCTTGGTTGCCTTCTCTACTTCTGATAGAACTGATGCAGTTTCTTCACTACCAATCTTTGCAACGAAAGATTTGGTTTGAGAGCGAACACGACCATTGATTCTATCTGCGAGTGTAGTCTTTGCATTCAATACCGCAAGATCAATAGACAACTGTAAATCACTAGTTGCTGCTGTTCCTGTGGAATAGATTGCAGTTTCACTTTCTGGCATTTTCTTGAACCAATCGGGCATAACCTCAATCTGTTCATTTACTACCTTTGATTTGTAGACATATGTTTCTGCGTCTACGACAGCGTTTGGTGGAACAGTCATTGCTGTCTCCACTACTTTATTGGAACTGCAAGCACCAAGTAGTGCAACCGCTCCAAGTAACATGACTTTCTTCATTATCTAAACCCCTTCCAGTAAGTTCACTAAGTCATCACGAATGCCAGTATCAATGAATACATCACTCAATACTGACCCTATCTGTGGATAGTATGTTATCATAACAATACCACACACAAGTCCAATTAAAAACTTAACCATTAGTAACAGTCCGTTCCACCAGTTTGCCAGTTTGCATAGCACTTGCCTGGTTCTTTATAACCGTTGAACCCAATAGTGAATCCACCGATATTGATAGTTTTTTCATCTGGTATGTACTGTACCACATTATTGGTACTTCTGTCAACAATTTTTCTAGAAATAACTCTTTCAGTTACAACTGGCGTACCTTCTTGGATAGTTACTGTTTCTGTAGGTGCTTCTGCAACAACAGGTTTATCTTGGGTTGAACAATTCATCTCAGTTGTAGCAGATAGTATCTCTGGGGATACTTCTGAAATAACCGACTTCTTAGCGTTCACTGTGGCGTTATCACAAGCATCGTTCTCACTCATGTCAGGCCCAAACACATAAGAACCCTCAGCGGGGTAGGTCTGTCCATCTATGGTAACGTCCATAGTCATAATGCACTTACGAGTGTCCTCAACATATGGAAAAACCTTCTTATCAATATTTGAAGTCTTTTCGATTTGCTGTGTCCAATTCGTCTGTACATCCTTGACGTAATCACACGGCGAATCTGCAACTGCATAGTTACAACTTGCAAGTCCTAGAATACCAATTGTTCCAATAACAACTTTTACCATTTCCATTCTCCTATTCCGTCAGTGGGGCAACCACCTATCGTTCTCAGATAACACTGCTTATGTAGGTTAGCGGCGAGTTCGATAGTTGATGTGCATCCACTTAACATTATAACAATCACTATACTAGTAAGGAATTGAATCATCAATCTCGTATCCAACAAGATTTTGTGATACAGATTTATTCCAATCCCAAGAAGCACCGTTTTGTTCTTCGGCGTTCTCAATCACCTCACTGGCATACGAACCGAATGACCATCCAAACTTTTCGATTGCCTTTTCGATAATCACTTTAGGTGATTCAAGTGCCTCACCATCAGCAGTGTAGAAGTCATACACAAATTCCTCTACATCCATCATCATACTTTTCACTGCACCCATTATATTTTCTCCCCTTCAAGAGTTTCAAAACCACACGGAGCAACAACATATTTCTCCGTACCAACCAGAACTTGGTCACCAACTGAAGTAGAACGTAAACCGTACCCATCAGAGATATCACCCATAACGGTAACATCCTCGTTACCATCTTCTGGCATCTTCAATGACCAACTGTCAAAGATATTTTGTGTCCAACGATATGCATACTCAAGTTTTTCACTCAAAGTCATATCCTCTTTCACGTTTACAAACGCAACGGTTGATGGTGAATCCTCAAACGCTGTGTGAATAACTGCAACTTGTTCCATAACTTTTTTTCCTTTCATTCTCATCTTACATAGCAATACTAACACGATGTCAATACATTGTCAAGAGGTTTTGTAGTATTTTTTATACAGGGAATGCAACCTCTTTATCTCTGGATGTTTTCTAATCCACATTCCTGTATGTGCCTCAAAATGATTTTTGAAGAACTTATCCATTAAATCATTTCCAGTTTTTTCTTCTGGGTTTATTTTCAAACTTAATTCATCAAACTCATGGTCTGACATGATAGCGTCATCTTCAAACTCATATGCATATGCCGCTATTGATAACTTGATTCTGTTTCTTATTTCTTTAGAGTACATCTGCATCCCACACTATCTGAGCAAGTTTATCTTGCATCCTGTATGCTTC